TAATTCACCTTTTCCATGCAGATATACACAGCCTCGATCAGTAGACTGTGTAAATCTAATATCATCCGCCGTTGCAATCGGGGGATTATCAAGTATTTCTTTTAGCTTTTTTCTTTGGTCGTCTGTCATCTTTTCCCGGATATTTTATGATATTATCATTGTAAAGTTTTCGAAAAGCTTCCATCACTTCGGTTACACCTATATCTCTTAAACACTTGGGAACACCATCCTCATAACCATAAGCACATACATCACTACGCCAACATGGACAATGTAACCATTTCTCACCATTGGTATCCCGTCTACGTTGAATTGAAATAGACTCTGGAAAATATTTCCCAAATATCCTTAAATCCTCATTGCCAAAAATACTAATAGTTGGTTTATGTAGCAAATTAGCCAAATTAAATAAACCAGTGGCAGGCGTAATAATAAAATCCATTAAAGCTACTAAATACATCCATTTACGAAAAGTATCTGTCTCAACAAAAGCAGCTCCTTTTAAATCAATTTTAGAGGCACCAAAAATAAATATTTTGATATTTGGATATTCGTTGTTAATTGCCTCTATTAATTTTTGCCAATTTTTTATTGACCAATCTTTATGACGAGCGGCTGTCTTGGTGGTCAATCCTAAAGCTAAGGAATCACCAATATTTTCTTCTCTCCAAACGTTTTGTTCTTTTTTCTCGTTCTCAAAAAAATTAATGTGCCCTTCATGGTGTTTCAACTGAATACCAATTGCCTTTTCTGCCCAGATGTCACTGCGATGCAGCGAAATCCAGGGCTTTTTTGAATAGTCATGGCTTATATGCCAATATTCGTATGTACCTGCCACATTGGTAGTATCAACTACATGAAGATATTTTGATTCTTCAACCCTATTTATATCTAATACTTGACTTATATAAGGATGGTCAATTAAGAGTTGAACAAAATGCGGCTGTACTGCGACATCAATTTCAGCTTTTCGGTTTTTATTTAAAGCATTATATAAATCCTCGAAAATCATTCGATGTACTAAAATATCACCTATTCCACCTAAACTTCTTTTTATCAATATTTTATTCAAAGGAAGACTACTTAATAATCTCTTATTCGGTAATTTAGGTGCTTTTTCTATATCCTCTTTTGTTAACGCATCAAATAATTTAGTAGCTATTAACTCATTAAAAACATCTTGCGTAACTTCATATACCCTATCTCTAAGATAAGTTTTCCCTTTAACGGGTGTATAACTTTCAGCATTCTTTAGAATGACCAGTCGTCCCATTCTAATTCCCGCCGATAAAATCTATTCTTCTTTCTTTTCGCTTTATTCGTATTCGGCAGCGCATTTGCGCTGCCGCGGCCTGTGCTATTTGGACCGCTGACTGGTCATAAATATTTGCTAATTTTTTTATCTGATGATAAGTAAACTTAGCCTGTTTCGTAGTTCCCATAAGCCAGGAAGCTTCTTTAGTGAGCCTTTCTAGAGTCGGAATACAAAACCGTTGGTCAAGTTCCTTATTTGTTAAGGAGATCGCACCTTTCTGAATGGCTAGCTTTCTTTTTGTCTCTGATAATCCGTAAAAAGAAAACTTACCTGGCTTCTCAGCCTCATAATAACGATTACTTTTTAATCCAATCTGCTGAGCAAAGTCATGTAATTCAGGATTACTGTCAGCTACCATTCGGCACCATTTGAAACCTGCTCGTTTATCACCCAAAAAAGGCTCATGATGCTTAATTATCTTATCTACATATATCATCAGACATTCTCCATTCCAGACTGCTGCAAGCGTTCCCTGGAAAGATAAGTTGCAAGATGCACTGTTACGGTAAACTCAGTATCTCCTGTATTTTCTAGTCTGATATAGTCTACCAGCACATTATCGAAAACAACAGGCTGAACAGTATTCTCGCAAACATTGTAATCCGAATTTACCTGGCGATTGAGCCTAACATAAAGATAAGTCGCTGTTAGAGGAACACCTATCCATATCCGATAAGCACAGTTCTTAATATATTCTTTTACGTCTATCTCTTGCGGTTGGTTAGGCCGGACAATAATACGTATCGTACGAAACACATTTAAAAATTGACGTTCATTTGTCTTGAGTTGCACATCCTCAGCAACCTTTGATAGGCAAGCACTTGTAGGACATTCTACCATAATCTACCCCAAATTTGAATTAATTTTATCAACAAAGTCTTTTATCTCTTGACTTCCTGGTTTTTTTATTTCCTCTAAAATGCTCACCATTATTTTTCGATTATCATATTTCTTCTGAGCCACATACTTTTCAAATTGCTCAGGGTTCATCTTGCCCGTTATCTCAAAACAAGTTAGACACATTGAGATAAGTGCTTTATGAATAAGGTCAAAACTAACCCTTTGTTGAGTATTCTTTTTACAATATTGACAATAAGCCTGACCCTGGTAAGGTTTCAGGTTTTGCATTTCCTCAAATAATTCATGTCTCATAATAATAAAAAAATGGGCACAGTCTGGGAGTTCGATAGATTAAAATAGGAGATTCGGAATTATAATAAAGACTGTGCCCATTTCACCTCAAATTTAAAATGATGCGGGACACAGGGAGGGGGTCTCACTCTTGCATGGAGGAAAACTGCATCCCGCAATTACGAAGAAGCGATTAAGCAATTGCCCCTTCAGTTATCTCATGAAACGCATCTTCGCGGCAATGAAATGTAACTGCCGCGACTGCATCACTTAGGTCTTTCGAGCCACCCGTTGGGTGATCGACTTTATCGAAATCAACTTGGTCCAATTCTCTTAACTCTTTTTCTAAAACGGGATTATAGTAACATTTTACAGAGTGTTCATATAATCCATGTTTTAAAGCTGTATAACCCCTTACATCTTTATCAAGCGAAAATAACGTAGCCTCTATACCACGTTTCTGGAACTGCTGTATCGAATCCACTGAGTTCCAGGAGTCAAAAGTAATGTCATAGCCAAAGCCCCGTTGCTCCATGACCTTGAAGATCATCCTAACTTCTTCAAAGTCAATTTCACCAATTTCTTTAGGATTGAGAGACTCAGCAAAATCAATAATCGTAAACGGCCCATCTTGATGCCCCAGTGCCATACCGCAAGCATCATTTTTCTGGCCTAAATCAATATGCGCGTGATAAAAAAAGTTTGGATTTCCAACGAACCAGCTATAAAAAACATGCTTTTCATTCCACGGCTTTTTAAACTTATCAGTGAACATTGCCTTGATTAAATTTACATCTTTCAAAAACTTACTGGTAGAACGCGTAACCCGTGCTCCGAAGTCTCTATGCGCTTTTTCAGGATCACGTTCATAATCAGGCAATAAGTCAACAGGTACAATAATAAGCCTGGAATCAGTACGAATATTGAATTTATTCACATTTCAAATAACCTCAAGTGTCGGAATCCAATTCTCTTCTAAAGCCCCTTCTTCTTCATCTGTTTCACTAATACCCTCAATTGCATCTAATTTCCAACCTGGCAAAACCTGTACATCATATTCAGGCGGTTTTACCGAAACTGTTTCATCAATCACATTCGGTTTTAAGATGTCTGGTTTTATATCAACCAATAAATTAACTAAATACTGAATTTCCTCTATTGACAGCATCTCGAATCCATCGGGTACATGCCCAAAAGCTTCTCTGAGAATATCCCTAACATCTTTGGCCACAACCTTAGAATAAGTTTCGTCATATACAAAAAATTGATTTGTATAATATCCATCTGGTTTAGCTTTCCAGAGTGGCCGCCGAATCCAAAGGATTTCTTTATTTTTTAAAGCTTCGTCTTTCATCTTCTCGGTCATATCATTCAAAGTCCGAGGCGATGTAAGAATAGCAATTAGATAATCCTTAAATCTTGACTTTAATCGTTTCAAATAAGACTCATATAAATTTTCCGAAGGACTTTCCGAGTCTCCGATATGCGAAGCACTCAGAAACCAGGCCATCTCATCTAACGCGACTGTTTTTATGTTAAAGCCTATCGGAAATGTTTCCTGACTATTACCAGGAATCGCAAAAATATTTCTTGGAAACCTGAGTCTTGACTTTATTCGTGGGTCCGGCTTCATGTATTTCTGAAACCAGGGTGACCCATCAATAAAAGTTTTCAGATCATCAAATAGAACATCTTTTGCCTGTCTGGCTCGGATAGAAGCATTCATTACCGCTATCCGTGAACCTGAACTTAGACTATAAAATTTCTGTGGATTCCTTTTCCTGCCCAACTCAAAAAGCTCATAAGCCAATAACAAAGCTATTTCGGTTGTTTTTCCTGCTCCGATGCCCCCGATATAAAAGACTTGTCTATAATCACCTTGTTTAATTCGAATCAAGTCCTCTTTTAACTTAGGCCAAATCGTTTCTTTTTGACCCAAATACTGAGGACTGTCTATAAATTCATCAATCGGTACTTCTGGGTATAAAAAAATCAGCTTTTTAATCTCTTCATAGTAAATTTCATCCTGAAGCACTTTTTTTAAAAGTAGTTTCTCCTCAGGAGTTAATGACTCAATTTCTGTCTGTATACTCAACCCGGTGATGATTCCTTAGCTTATCTGCTAATCTGTAAATTTTAGTGACTCGAAGATTCTGGCCTTCAATTATTTCGACACTCTCAGGCACTTCATTATCTGGCTCATAAAGTCTTTCCAATTCAGCCTTATCTCTTAATGCTGCTAAGGCTGTACGTTCATCACTTTTCTTTATACAACGCCGATAAATGAAATCTCTCTTTGCCAGATGGTCAGCAAAAGAATCTTCCCGTCTACGTTTAGACAGCTCTTTGAACATATTTGAACATCGAGCTATATAACGGTCAATCATATTCTCAGTAACATCCCATTCTAAACCTTTATCTTCTTTAGAAGCTAAAACAGCCCTGAGAATGTCTTTTCTCTGCATGCCACTTAACAACATTTCTCCTACAATGGCTAATCTATTACTAAGCTCAACAGCAGTTATTTTATTTTCTTTCGGCATCGTTTTTTATCGTAATTGGTTTTAAATAAAATTCCGATGGATTCTTGGTTAATCCAAAATGAATTACATCCTGTATTTTTAATCTATGCCCGCCAGCAACTTTCATTTTGCTAGCCTGGATTCTGGGTACTACATACCAAATACCTTCTTCAATAGAGTTTTCCAGGTTAATTTCAGCAATAACAGACCTTTGTAATTTTCCTAATTTTGCATTTTTAATAATTCCAACAGGTTGTGATACATCAAACTCCTGGAAAATCATTTTATTCACAGAAAGTTCGACTATTTTCTGTAAATCCTCTTTTCTAAATTTATAGTTGTCTCGATTAATGTAAATCGAGGCTATTTCGATTAATGTAAATCGAGGCTATTTCACAAGTATAAGTCATATATCTCCATTAATCATCTAAATTGTCACTTTCATTAGCTTCAGCAAATACAGTTTCTTGAAAAAACTGCTCAGCTTGCTTTAATTCAGAATCTAAATCATCTAAATCGTCTGGTTCAACCTGCTTTTCAATAATACCAGACTTTTTTTCATCTATATATTTTTCATCTATATATCTATTTTCTAATTTTTCAGGATTTAATTTTTTGCGAATGGTTGATGAGGGCTTAATTCGAAGCGTTTTTCTTTCTGGTGAGAAATAAATTGCTTTTGTGTATTTGTTTCGGCGGCGTTTTGCCGCCATTTTCTTTACAAGAAGAGCGCCTAAGTTACCAATATAAACTTCATCCCCCTGAACGAGATGACTATTAATTATCTGAAAATATACATCTAATACATCGGTTATATTCTCAAATGAATATTTTTTAATTAGTTGCTTATGGCATTCCTTGATAACTCTACTGTTACAAAATTTCATATTTCATCCCTAAAAATAAAAAGAACTCTCTTAATAATACGAAATTTTTTTGAAGTTGTCAAGGAAAATTTTACATTGTTAACTCAAATTAATATACTTATCCTGGAAGGGTGGGAATTAATAGTTGAAAATTTTGCAGGTTAAAATTGAAAAGTTTGAAATTTAAATTCTATACATTATTACCATTGGCTTTGTTGCCGGCGTTTCTTCTAAAGTGCTTGCAAGCTGGCTTTACGACAAAATTAAAAACTGTAGCTCCAATAAAATAACCATAGATCGTCAAGAGATAACACTTGACAAGGGTCAAATAATAAAGATTATAACCGAAAAGATCAAAAAGGAATGAACCAAGTAAGTACATAATCGGAATAATTAAAGCCATCACACCAGTTACGAACATCATTTTAATAAAAATATCAGAGTTTTTTTTTCTAATATTTTCTAAGAAAGTAACATGAAAATAATTATAAAAATACTTCATAACAAAATCTCGATAATATTTCATATTAATTGTTGCAAAAAATTAAATTCAGAAGGTTCCAGCCGCCTGAGTCCTGTAAACGTCCTAGGTTAAACCCAACTCTAGTTGAATTAAAACGAACTTTAAAAATCTCACCAAAT